GGACAAAGTCCCCTTAGGAATTCCTTGAAGTACCCGCTGCAAATGAATGCATTAAGCCCTCCTACATAGTAGAAGTTCAAGCTTTATTACAAGGAATCAGTGGTCAAGCCACACGCAATTATAAATGAGATAGGATCACTATCTCATGGCCTTTATGGTCATCAGATCCTTTCCTACTTGTTTGTAGTAATCTTAGATTTACCTTTAACTTGCGGTAACACTTTTAGTATTACCCTAGTGAACTCCCGCCATAGTTGCATTTGTGCATTATCTATACCGAATTTTGGAGCTGCTTCCAGAGGTCGTTCAAATAGAACGTCTCCAGAACCGGCTTTATTAATAGCCCGTAATTGGGCCAAAATTGCAGTATAAATAGCGAAAGGAGTACGGTTATATCGGATTGCCTTAATTGTATAGAGTAAAGCTGTAGCATCCTTAACAAATAGTGATCTCGGAGTCTCCACAAGAAGTTTTACAACTCTTTGGATATCCAAGTTCCACTGTCGTTTAGTTTGCTCAACTTTATTATACAATGAAGGTGGCGTAACAATGGTCACTGAAGAAACAATGTTTCCCTCCTTATCGAATTTAGCAACCGGTATTTCAAAAACCTTAGGTCTCAGCCCGAAAGCTGATTCCCAATCACTGGCCGTTAGGTCAATGTAAGGTTCCCAATTCTCAACGTGAGTACTAATTTGTAAGTTATCTTGGTTAGGTAAGACTCTCTCAGCCCACGTCTGCAGGAATGGCCCAAAGGCCAATCTCTGCATAAGCAGGTCAAGAGTACTCTCACCTATTTCCTTGATAATTACCGCAGAAGGTTTGAAATTTTGAAGTTTCATTTCCATCTTAGGTAAATACTTACCAATTAGCTCCGCCTTGAATTGTTTTAATACCAATTCTAAATTCTCTTTGGAGATAAACGGGTTTCCCTTTGTAAACAAAGTTACTGTAGCTTCATCACTATCCGGGAGATGATATGCGAACATTAAGGCTCGTACTTTAGAGTTCAACCGTCCAATGTGTTTAAACATTGTAGATCTTACCTTATAGCCGAACCCTAAGGCTTTCAGCAATGCTGGGAAAGTAAGATGATATTTTCTTGCAAAAGAAATGGCATCAGGTAGGTAGTACAATGCAGAAAGGAATTCTGAAAGAGGAATTGGAGAAATATCCACTCCCTCATACAGAGTTCTTTTTGCAAATTCAATTACACTCCTATTATTGGAGAGTAAAGATTTTGCTATTCCGCACTCTACCCCTAGATCCGCCAAGATCAGTAAATACTGATCTTTAACTTTTGGGTCGAAAATAACCAAATCGTCCCCCAATACGGCATATCCGCTATACCATTCCTTAACCGAATAGCCTGCTTCCCACGCCGCCACCTGAACAATCAGATGGTGGGTAAGAGCAAGCATGGCCCAGCTCGAAAGAGCACCCATCGGTTGCCCCACAGAGTATTTCAACTCTTGAGGAGCAATACCCAATTTCACATTACCAGGTAAGAAATAGGTTCGACCCACAAGGAGTCTAGCCCATTGAACTGCAAAGTCCTTAGAAATTAAGGTACTTAACAGTCTCACCTGAATGGAAATCGGTAAACGATCGGTAGCAGCGGAAAGATCAAGAGAATATCCGCAATTGTACTTGCTCATCGAAAGATAAACAGGTTTCATCTGGTCGAAGGTACCATCGGTATTAATATGCCGTAAAGTATCAAACAACCAAGAATGAAGTGGTTCAAGGGCCCATTGGGTCCAAGCATCACACATTGCGAACACTCTGATTTTCCCTGCAGGCTCATGTTTCAGAGCCAGGCGCCCCAATGGAATATTATCCATTGAAGGCATTAGGTTAATTGGTAGCGATGCTACTGACTGGAATACTCTCATAAGACCAGGAAAAGGAACTTTTGTCCCTTTTTCAAAGTACTTAATAAAGTATTCTATACAGTCTTTAAGTCCGTGATAACCGTACGCTCTCGCCGATAATAACAGTGCGAAAGGTGTAGTTGACACCATCCCTCCGGAAACTCCCGGAGCCGATTTAATAATCGGTCTAGGAGCAATCCCTCGTAATTGAAGTGGAACAACCTCATTCTCCTGTTGAATTCTGTTAATTAACTTAACAAAATTCGGAACGTGGTACCAAACTCGCCAATATTTACTATTAGCTCGTAAGGAACCCTTAAAACCATCTGTGATGGTTGAAAGTTTTAACTTCCCAGGAAACTCTAGGACTCTATAAAGAGCCAAGAGTGTCATGATTAATTTCATGATAAGAGTGTCCCCTTGTCTTACTTGGAATCGCCATTGGGCTGGCACTATCCGAGGCATTCCCGCTTTAGTTCGGGATGGTCGTACCTTAAGTTCATTAAGGTCCGATCCCAGTCTCATTCCCCCCAACGATTGTTGGAAGAGAACTTGACATGCTTTCAGATAGAGAACCATACCTTTCATACCTCTATGTCGGTAGAGACTAGTAAGTTTTAAGATAAATGCTAAAATTACTCTTACTTTGTAAGAAGAGATCCGTAAACCAATTACTTCCACTAATCTAACGAAAAGTGTTAGTAAGGCCCCCTTAGATTTTACACTAAAGGTATCATTAATTAAATTAACGTGAACTGCCACTGACGCTGAAACTCTATTCGAAAGAATATGTTTCAGTTTTAATAATTGTTGTTTTGTTTTAAACATAGTTATTGACAGTGAGCCCTCCCGCAGGGAACCTGTTCCGAAGAACTTTACGGTCCAATCCCTTGGGCCTGGGTAGCCGCCGTTTGGTTATTAACCATTTCGACTAAATGTATTGGTAGCTCTCGGATAATAAGTCTTTTGACGAGTTCTCCCTTAGCACCATGCATGGTTACCAGTTACTGCCTAACTGTCTAGTGAATTTGGGGTATTAATCCCAACTTGCTATTACAGTTTTCAGGTGATAACATACATAATTGTTCCAAGTAACTCCCTGCACTGCAGGTGAGATACCCAGAAGAGCCTAGACTCCCCACTAGAGACTATAAATCTCTAATGACGGACTGGTGTTCTGCTACAATTATGCTTTCTTCGCACAAGGTTCGGGATACTAGCGCCTGATTATAAATATCAGTGCCTGGTATACTGTTCCAATACAGGTTAAGTTTTCAGTTTTCTTTAATTAAACTTCGGTTTGCTCAGCGAACTGAGGGCCGCAGATATACAGGATCACTTACCGTAAGGTAAGCTTAGCTAGAACTTCCGTCTATTTACAGGTGTTCGGATAAGAATTTCTTCTTTTCCGGTTACCAAAGACATTTAAACTTCTTTCGAAGTAGCCTTTCCCCCTATAAGGGCGGAAGTCTGCACTCGCAAAGATATTTCATAAGTAGAATTTATCAGTGCAAGTCCTAATTTGGGTTGGGGAACACTCTCCGCACACGCAATAATAAAATTACATGGTACATCATCGAATGTTGAATCGAAAGATTCTTTTGAGGCTTACGCCCCAA